ATCATGTGCTGCAGCGTGACAAGGGTCTCTGTCAGCCGTGTCTGAAACAGAACAGGATCAGCCCGGCTACTCAGGTAGACCATATCATCCCGTTGGCTGAAGGCGGTACAGACGCGGACAGCAACCTTCAGGCGATCTGCAAGACCTGCCATGACCTGAAGACGCAAGCTGAGGCGAAGCGAGCGCAGCAGGGGTAGGGGGGATCAAATCCCTACAACCTTGCTGCTCGGACACCGTCGCCCAAGTCAGATTTTTACAGCCGCGAAATTGAAAATTAAATCCGGCGCGAACGGTTCTCATCTATGACACGCGGACGCAAGGCCAAGCCAACCAGTCTCAAGCTCGTTCAGGGCAACCCAGGCAAGCGCAAGCTGAATGATGCCGAGCCTTCCGCAGATGCACTTCAGGAAGTGCCGGCTGCACCTGGCTGGTTGTCTGAACGTAGCATGGAAGCATGGGATCATCTCGCCGCCTGGCTGGTCGGCTCCAAGATTCTGACCGCCACAGACCTGCATAACCTTGAGGCCTTCTGTTCAGCATACGGCCGCTGGCGTGATGCCGAAGAGCTCTATGCCAAAGAGGGCGCCGTGGTTACAGGCGCAACGGGCGGCCCAGTTAAGAACCCAGCTGCCACTGTAATCAATGAGTCCCTGAAGCAGATGGCTATGTTCGGATCCGCGCTCGGGCTCGACCCAGCCAGCAGGGTACGTCTCGCTGTACCCGGCGGGGGCGATGACAGCAACCCATTCGCCGATCTGCTCGGCAAGAAGCGGGGCGGGAAGTGATGAGACTCGATGGCCAGTTACCCGAACGTCAATGCCGCGAACAAGTATGCGCGGGACATCGTTGCTGGCCGAATTGCTGCATGCAAGGAGGTGCGGCAGGCGTGTAAGCGCCACCTCGATGACCTGAAGGCATCAAAGAAGCGCAGTTACCGGTTCACATTCAACAAGGATGAAGCCGAGAAGGCCTGCGTATTCGTTCAGCTGTTGCCCCACACAAAGGGCCAGTGGGCACGCGAACGCAAGCTGATCGAACTGGAGCCCTGGCAGAAATTCATCTTCTGCTGCATCTTCGGCTGGGTGAAGAAGAATGACGGCCTGCGCCGTTTCTCTGAAGCTTACTGCGAGATCCCGCGAAAAAACGGCAAGTCCGTCATTGCCGCTGGCCTTGGCATCTACATGCTGTGCGCCGATGGCGAATACGGTGCCGAGGTCTACTGTGGCGCGACCACAGAGAAGCAGGCATGGGAGGTGTTCCGCCCGGCCAAGCTCATGCTCGAAAAAACACCGGCGCTGAAAAATGCCGCCGGCATCGAGATCATGGCCAAGAACATCAGCATGCCCGCTGATGGCAGTCGGTTCGAGCCGCTGATCGGCAACCCCGGCGACGGTAGCTCACCCAGCTGTGCACTGGTCGATGAGTACCACGAACACGACAGCCCTGACCTCTACGAAACGATGATGACGGGTATGGGCTCGCGCGAGCAGGGCCTGATGTTCATCATCACGACAGCAGGCTTCAACCTCGCCGGTCCCTGCTACGACAAGCGCCGCCAGGCCCAGCAGATGCTTGACGATGTGATGCCGAACGATGAGTTGTTCGCCATCATCTACACCATCGGTGCTGACGATGACTGGCAAGATCCGGCCACGCTGCGTAAGGCAAACCCGAACTTCGGCGTATCCGTCAGCGAAGAGTTTCTACTCAAGCAGCAGCGCGATGCCATCCGGTACCCGAGCCGGACGAACGCTTTCCTGACCAAGCACCTTAACGTCTGGGTATCGGCCCGCACCGCCTGGCTCAACATGGCCGACTGGCATGCCTGCGGAAATCCGGAGCTCACGCTCGACCAGATGGAAGGCCGCGATTGCTGGCTGGGTGTCGATTTGGCCAGTAAGACCGACATTGCCAGCATCGCGCTGCTGTTCAGAGATAAAGACGAAAACGGCCGAGACCGGTGGATTGTCTTCACCCGCAACTACCTACCAGAAGGCGCCATCGAGCGTGCCGGGAACAATCGCGCCGCTTATGAGGCTTGGCAAAACGCCGGTCACCTGGTCGTCACCGACGGAGAAGAGATCGACTTCGACCAGATCCGCGAAGAGATTCGTGATCTGGCAGCCATGTTCCAGATTAACGAAATCGCCTACGACCCCTGGCGCGCCACCCAGCTGGCCCACCAGCTGATGAAGGACGGCGCCGAGATCGTGGAATATCGCAACACCGTCCAGAACATGAGCCCGCCCATGCGTGAGATGGAAGCGGCGATCACCGGCAAGCGCTTCATTCACTCCGATGATCCGGTACTCACCTGGATGGCCAGCAACGTCACTGCCAAGTCAGACGCCAAGGACAACATCTACCCGCGCAAAGAGCGCAACGAGAACAAGATCGACGGCATCATCGCCATCCTCATGGCACTGGGCAGAGCCATGAACGCTGATCACGAAGCGCCAAAAGAATCCATCTACGACACAAGCGAGGTCGCATGCTGACAGTTCTCATTTTCATTCTTGGCCTGATTGGTGCCGGCCTGTGCGCGTTCGGAGCCTGGCTGGTTTTCCCGCCGGCCGGCTTCATTGTGGCTGGGCTTCTGCTCATGGTCACATCATTCATGTACGCCCGCGCTCAGGCATATGCCCAGTTCATCCGGACGCACACCGATAAGGCTGAAGACTGATGTTTTTCCCCGGACTCTTTGCCAGCACCCGATCAGATGGAATATCGGCTACACCAGCGCAGAACTTCACCCAGTGGGTGAGCTCAATGGGCGGACGCCAGACATCAGCGGGCACTATGGTCAACACCAAAACGGCACTTGCGGTGAGTGCGGTGCGTGCCTGCGTCACACTGCTGGCCGAGTCGCTGGCGCAGCTGCCGTGCGAGCTCTACCGCCGAGACGAAAACGGCGGCCGTACCCGGGCAACCGACCACCCAGTGTATGACCTGATCCACTCAGCACCCAACCGCAAAGACACCTCGTTCGAATACTACGAACAGGCACAGGGTTGTCTGGGGCTGGAGGGCAACCACTATGCGCTGATTGAGCGTGACGGCGCTGGCTACCCAATTGAACTGATCCCGGTACACCCGAAGAAGGTACAGGTGCTCAAGGGTACGGATGGCATGCCGTACTACCACCTGACTGACCTGGGCGAGACACTGCCCATGCACATGGTTCACCACATCAAGTACTTCAGCCTTGATGGCTATGTGGGCCTGTCACCGATTGATACCAATGCAGACGCCATCGGGCTGGCGTTGGCTACCGAGCAACATGCCGGCGCCGTTTTCCAGCGCGGCGCTACCATGTCGGGCGTAATCGAAAGACCCAAAGATTCGACACCGATTGCAGATCAGGCCGCCATCGACCGCCTGCTGAGCAAGTTTGCCGAGCGCCACGCAGGCCTGCGCAACATGTTCTCGGTCGCGCTGCTGCAGGAAGGCATGACCTACCGGCAGCTGGCCATGGACAACGAAAAGGCCCAGCTGCTTGAGTCCCGAAACTTCGGCGTCAACGAAGTGTGCCGGCTGTACAAGATCCCGCCGCACATGATTCAGCAGCTCGACAAAGCCACGTTCAGCAACATCGAACACATGGGCCTGCAGTTCGTCATCTACACCCTGTTGGCTTGGGTGAAGCGACACGAAGCCGCCATGATGCGCGACCTGTTGCTGCCGGCCGAGCGCAAAAACCACTACATCGAATTCAACGTCAGTGGCTTACTGCGCGGTGATCAGAAGTCTCGCTACGAAGCCTATGCCATCGGGCGCAACTGGGGATGGCTGTCGGTTAACGATATCCGCCGTCTCGAAAATATGCCGCCGATCCCGGGCGGTGATCGTTACCTGACACCGCTCAACATGGTCGACTCAGCCCAAATGCAGCAGTCATACGAAGCCACACCCGAACAGATGAAAGACATCGAGGAGATCCTATGTCGCACTTGATCAACTACCCGCATATCGCCTCGATGGTGTTCAACACCCCGCTGTATGCTGACCCCACTCTGGTGCGTGCGATCAAGGCAGTGCTCGAACCGCGCCTGCTGGGTCGAATGGAAAGCGCCCCGACAAGTCTTGGCATGGTACAAAGTCAGCCGGCAGTTGAAGCCAGCAACAACCATGAAGACCGTTACGCCCGCAGTCTGACGGTTGTCGGCAAATTGGCGGTCATCTCAGTGCATGGGATTCTGGTACCGCGCCGCGGTGTCATCCAGGCCTGTGAAGAGCTGATCAGCTACGAATACCTGCGCGGCCAGATCACCGCAGCCCTGCGCCATGAACTGGTAGAAGAGATTGTTCTCGACTTCCACACCGGTGGCGGCTCCGCCATGGGCTGTAAGGAAATGGCCGACTTCATCCGAGCCAGCACCCAGATCAAACCGATCACCGCCATTATCAACTTCGCAGCGTACTCGGCCGGGTACTTCCTGGCCGCCGCCTGCAGCAAGATCATCTGCAGCCCGACCGGTGGTGTCGGTTCCGTGGGCGT